GCATATTTTTCAGTAAAATCTAAAAATAGAAAAACAGATATAAAAAAACCGTCAAAAAATGGAACTTGGAGCGAACCCCCTGCAGCATTCGGCGCACGATATCCAAATAACCAAGTAACAGAAACAGAAGCAGGTCATGTAATAGAACTTGATAATACGCCAAATGCGGAAAGAATACACATATATCATAAAAAGGGAACCTATATTGAAATAGATGTAAATGGTACAATGGTTAGAAAAGTTGTAGGCGACAATTATGAGGTATGTGATAGAAATGGATATGTTTATGTTAAAGGTGCTTATTATTTAACCGTAGGCGGCGCAACAAAAATTTTAGTAGAAAACGATGCAGCTATCGAGGTAAATGGCGCACTTAGTGTTACTGGACATGGATCTACATTAGTACAATCCGCAAAGACTGTCCAAGTTGTTGCAAATGCTATTGATATTTCTAGTAAATCTAGTATAAGATTGGCGGCAGAAGGCAGGGTGGATATTCAAGGTTCCGATGTTTATATTAACGCAAAATCTGGAATGTTTGCTGCAAAAGCAGCTGGAGATTTGGCACTACAATCCGGCGCTGGATCTACCGCAAGTTTAAAAGGCGGTACACTAGCACAAATAGATGCTGCAATGGTAACAACACATGGTGGCGCAATTTCTGTACAAATGTCAAAATTGCCAATATATTCTACTCCGGAAGAAGTATCTATATCAAACGACCGCGCATTTGGCGAATTGACAAGGCCAGATCCATCTGGTAGTATTTTCCTCGGAGATTCCTTAGAAGAAGATTCTACAAAACTTACAAAAGATAGGATAGCGTCTGGAGATATTCTAAGCACTGTACCTTTAACCAATACTACAGGAAAAGATACTTCTGAGGGATATGTAGAAGGAACTCCTGTTGATACTTCAGAATTTAAAAATTATAAAAATTTCCCAAGTTCATTAAAATTATCAGAGTATTATACTTTGGCGGATGTAAGTACGAGATGTACTGCAACATCTTTTGATGTCCAAGATCAAAATGGCATGACAAAACAAGAAATAGTAGGCAATTTAAAATATCTTGCAGTAAACGTATTAGATAAAGTTTACGCACAATATTCAGATGTTGTAGTTACTAGCGGATTTAGAGCGGGATCTGGGTCAGATCATAATAAAGGATTTGCAGTAGATTTACAATTTACATCCCATAGTTTTTCGGAATATTATGACATTGCAAAATGGATTAAAGATAATACTCCGTATAAACAAGTTTTGTTAGAATATGCAACTAGATCAACTGGAACCATTTCTTGGATACACATTTCTGCTGCGCCGGACGGTAGAAAATCTGCAATGCCAATAGGTACCCTAGTAAATCATAGTACGATATCTCCCGGTGAGCGAAATGCCTTAGTAAATCTGTTATAAATAAAAGACAGTATTTATATTTTCATTGCATCTAAGAAACCAAATTTTTAATAAATATTAGAATGTCAACCATTAATAAAGTTACTAGAAGATATACGGATTTAAATTTAATTTTTAATCCGCACCCATATACAAAAGATATTCTTGTTCGTAAGAATATAGATGCCGTCAAAACATCTATAAGAAATTTAATTCTTACTAAAAACTACGAAAGACCCTTTCATTCGGATATTGGTTGCCAAGTTAATAATCTATTATTTGAAAATGCTGGCCCTAGTACAATTTCGGCAATAAAAAGAACAATACAAAATGTGATTGAAAAATACGAACCAAGAGCTGCGATTTCAGATATTAATATTATTGATAATATTGATAACAATGAAATTCAAATCGAAATTATATTTTTTCTTAATAATGTATCGGATCCAATCACAGTAATAACACAACTTAATAGAGTAAGATAATGTCAAATTTAAGAATTGCAGAATTAGACTTTGATACAATTAAGTATAATTTAAAAGAATTTCTAAAAAATTATACTGCAGATGACGGAGCACCTTACTTTACTGATTTTGATTTTGAGGGTTCTGGACTATCTGTACTTTTAGATTTATTATCATATAATACACATTATAACGCATACCTAGCTAGTATGGTTATAAATGAAATGTTTTTAGATTCTGCGGTTAAAAGAGATTCTGCAGTATCATTAGCTAAGAATTTAGGTTATACTCCTGTATCTGCTCGCGGAGCAGTTGCAAAATTATCTTTTGAAGTTATTTCTCCAACAGACAACCCAACATTTTTAACTTTAGAAAAATATACACCATTTTCTACCCAAATTAATGATACTGTATATACTTTTGTAAATCTAGAAAATGTAACAATACAGCCAAATGTTGGCAGATATTTATTTAATAATGTTGAAGTAACGGAAGGTATACCTTTACAATACACATATAGTGTGGATGTGCCAGGTCCTGCCGAAAAATACGTTATACCAAATGAGAATATAGACACCACAACACTTGAGATTATAATTCAAAATTCATTAACTGACACAACACAAACATTTTATTCTCTTGCAGAAGATACTTTAGATATTAGCGGAGACTCAACTGTTTATTACTTGGAAGAAATTCCTGGCGGCAAATTTCAAATATATTTTGGCGACGGTATTCTTGGTAAAAAATTAATTAGGAACAATTTGATAATAGCTAATTATATTATTACTAGTGGATCTGTAGGGAACGTTGCAGGATCAATAGCACAAAATTTTAATTGCGAAACATTAATAGGTGGCGGTAGTGTAACGGGAACAATAACCGCGGACGTAAATTCACAAGGCGGGCTTGAAAAAGAAAATATTAATAGTATTAAATTTAGGGCCCCTAGATTTTCTTCATCTCAAAATAGAGCAGTAACTTCTGCAGATTATAAAGCATTAATTGAAAGAAATTATCCTTTAGTAGAATCTATTTCTGTTTGGGGCGGTGAGGAAAATGACCCTCCAAAATATGGAAGAGTTATAATTGGATTAAAACCTTATGCTGGATATGAAGTTACAGAGCAAGTAAAAAGTAATATTTCAAAATTAGTTTTACAAAATAAACAGATGATTGGAATTGCTACAGAATTTATCGAACCTGATTATTTTTATGTAAATTTATCTATTAAGGTAAAATATAATACATCTAAAGGAACATTATCTTCTACAACTCTTAAAAATTTAGTAATAAACGAAGTACAAACATATTTTTCAACATATTTACAAAAATTTGAACAAAGTTTTATATTTTCAAAATTATCTAAAAATATTGATAATATAGATGATTATATTATTGGTAATTTAATGACTTTGAAATTACAAAGAAGAATAACTCCAGAATTAAATAGTATAAGAAATAATTATGTTAATTCTAATTCTTTAAGATTTAAAAATGCAATTAAACCGGGAACATTGGATAGCACGGAATTTTCAGTGGCATACAATGGTTTGGTTTTGAATGCAAAATTAAAAGATGTGCCAAATGATTCATTCCCAAATAATAATGGTACAGGTAAAGTATATCTAATTAATAATGATAATAACGAAGTATTATATAATAATTATGGAGATATAGATTATGCAACAGGTGTAGTGACAATTTATAGTTTGGTGACCTTCGGATATTTGTCAGATATTATTGATATTAGAATATCTGTAGAAATTCAAGATGAGTATCTTGATATAAATGTTAGCAAAAACGAAATTTTGGTTCTTGATGATAGTACACTAAATCCGGAATATAATAGAATGTCAGGATTATCTGTAAACATAATATCAGTATGAGTAGAATAAAAGAAAAACTATCTAAGATATTTACGGCACAAATACCCGAATTTCTTCGGGTAAATGATGTCGTGCCTCCAAACGGACAAGTTATATCCACAAAAGCGTATTCTAAAATTGTAACCGTAAGCTCTGCGGCGGATATAATTGCTGGAGACAAATTAGTTCAGCCGGCAATAACAAATACTGTTTTTGTAACAAAAGTTTTATCATCATCTAGTATAGAAGTTAGCGATAAAATATTAGTTACATTATCTAATGTTAGTGCACAATTTATAAGAAATGATTCCACGTCAAATTTTGTAAAATTTTTAACCGCATATTATGAATTTCTTGAACAAGACTATGAACCGCAAGAATTATTACAAAATGCAAGATCCTACGGAGATACGGATTATACAACTGATGAACTGTTAGAACAATTTTTTAAAAATTACGGCCACGATATTCCTAGAAATATTGCTACAGATAAACGTACATTCGTTAAACATTTTAGAGATGTATATAAAACTAAAGGGACTGAAGAAGCATATAAATTGCTTTTTAGAGTTTTATATAATGAGGATGTTTCTTTTAAATATCCAAAAAATCTAACATTAAAACCATCTGACGGAATTTGGAAAAAAGACTTTATAATGAGGGTATCTCCTTTATTAAATAATCCTTTTGATTTAATTGATTCAAAAATTATAGGTGCCGTTTCTGGAGCAACTGCAATTGTCGAAAATGTATTGCAAATAAGAATAAAAAATAAAACAGTTTACGAATTATATTTATCTAAAATTAAAGGTACTTTTTTATACGAAATAATTACTTGTACTAAATTAATAACTGCTCCTAACGTAACATCGACAATACAAGTAACATCATTGCCGATATTAACACAAATAGATATCGTAGATGGGGCAGCGGGATATGTTGCAAATAGTAAAATATTAATAGATGGCGTATCTACAAAAATAAGTTTATTGTCGGATTTAGGTAAAATTAAAAAAATATCAGTTATTGAACCACACTTATATTCATCATTGAGTTCATCAATTACATATACAATTGATTCTCCTTATAATATTATTCGAGAGAATATTATAACATTTAATAATAATATTGGTACGTTTGTTTCCAATACAAAACATGGTCTTACAAAAGGTAAAACTGGAAAATTATTTTTCTATAGTAATGCATCTAGTAATTTAAATCTAACCGAAAGAACTTTTTCTGTTAGCACTGTCCTTGATGATAATAGATTTAGATTCAATTTTATAAGCGGGACTGCTGGAGGAAATACAACGCTTAGGGCAAACTTAACTTACGCGGAAAATGCAACTCTATCACCAGTTATTGGAATAGTAAAAGAATCTGAAGGGTATTGGTTAACAAATCAAGGAAAAATTTCCGAATTAAATTATAT